TGTTGATCCCGTTGTTAAGCGGGTTAAGAATCTTGTCCACCACCGAAGGACGAAATACCCCGTCGCCGCCGCCTCCACCACCACCGCCTCCGCCCGGATGTCTCGGGTCTCTGGTCGGGTCAACAATTGGAGGCCGCGTAACAGGCGGCGTTACTACCGGAGGCGGCACAACTGGCCTTGTAGTCAGCGTAGTGCCAAAGTTCACCGTCTGGGGACGATAAGCCCATTTGCCTGTCGGAGCGGACCATTGCTGGAGAGGGAATACCATGTTTCACCCCATGCCGTTCAGGCTAAGGCCGTGCCGCTTTTTGCGGTCGGCAATGAGTTGAGAAAGCAAAGCAGCAGCGGCCGGATTGTCGCCAGAGCCCCCGGTGGTTGGACTAAAAGTTACCGGATCGATACGGTTAAGAGCGTCCCCACCATCATCGGGACTCGCTGCCTTAGCCATGCTGCCGAGCACGTCCTTATTACCTAAGAGCTTTTCCAGGAAAGTCGGCTCTGCTGTTGTCGGGGCAGGAGTAGGAGTGTCAGTTCCAGCAATTACGGGAGCGGTAGCAGGATTCCCCGTTTGCCCAGGCATCCGTGTGGAGGTGAGCGTAATTCCGGCCGGGGAGGCATTCTTGCCGATGCCCTGAAAATCGCCTACCCCCACATTCGCCGCGCCGTACCACGAACCCCATCCGTGCCGCGCAGCATGATTGAGAGCGAAATCGACCGACTGTTTCCACTGATTCGGGTCGCGCGGATCGATGCCCGCATTCAGGGCCTGTTCACCGAGCCCGCCCTTCATGAGAAGCTGGAAAGGTCCGTACGACTGTTCCCGCTGACCATTCTTGACAACATCGCTCTGACGAACAGGGTTGTCCAAGCCGCCTTCGGAGCGAGCTACCCGAACAGCCGTATCTGGATCGATGCCGCGCGCAAGCGCGGCCTGCCGAATATAGGCCTCTATTTCGGTCATGCCGCTCTCCGAGCGTGTCTTTTTCTTACGCCGCTAAGGATGCCCTGATGGACGAACTTCTTGCCGCCGATTTCGTGGACTGCACCTGGGAATTTCTTCTCAACGTCCTGCGCCATCGGCCCCACTGTTTTCGGCGCGCTGGAATCTTCGCCCTTATACCGATAGGAGTAGACGGGAAGCCCGGTGCTGTCGTCCTTCTCCATTTCGATGATATCTTTCTTGACGGTTCTGTCAGATATCCCGAGCATAGGAAGCAGTTGGAGAAGACCAAGGCCCATCGTAGCGAAATCTGGCCCCTGTTGCTCAGAGGTCCCAGTCTTAGTGGAAGATGTAGTCTTCCCGTACGGTGACATTCCCAGAGCCGCCAACCGAAGATTGAGCTTCTCCAATGGATAGTCTTGCTTCTCTTGGAACCTTGCTTTTGCGGCATCAATGAGATCTTGACGATGGGCTGCTTCCTCCTTGCCCGCCCCTTGCATCGCCGTAACATCCGACAACACTGAAGCCTGCCGGTTCTTGGCGGTGTCGAGGTAGCCCGAAGCAGCGTCCAACCACCCCTTGCCTTGTTGACCAGCGCCCGCAATAACATTACCTGCAGCGTCGACCATTCGGCCAGACGCGTCGATATAGCCCTTACCCTGCGATTCCGCTCCAGCAACTAGATTACCAGCGGCGTCGACCATTCGGCCGGAGGCGTCAAGATAACCTTTGCCTTGCGACTCGGCTCCCGCGAACATTCCGGCAGCCGTCTTCTGCTTCAACTCGCGATCAGCAAGCATATCGGCGGTGGCCTTGTCGTAACCCGCCCGACGAAGCTCGGCTGACAAGTCGCCGATGCCTCGCACGCCCTCTGATGCAAGCACGCCCTTCTCGACAGCCGAGGCGGACCCACCGAAAGCACCAGCCTTCCGAGCCCGGTCGCCAGCCGCCATCAAGTTCTGATCGAGGGAGCGCTGCGCATTCGAGATGGAGCGCTTTTCAACCTCCTCCGTGTACGGGTTCAAATAAGGCGTCGGGTTCCAGGGGCCTGCCGTTTCGGCGAGGATACCCTGACCCCTCTGGTAGATCGGGTCGAGCTCCGAAACACGGCCAGCCATTCCAGTGGCAGTGTCAATCAACCCGCGAGATTTGGCGTAGATCGGGTCCATTTCGCTGACACGCCCCGCTGTCGCAGAGGCTTTGTCAAGCATTCCATACGCTTTGTCATAATCCGTATCGAGCTCCGGAATTCGGCTTTGCAAAGCGGCCGCATTCTCGTACAACGGATCTTCCGCCCCCACGTTGCTCATCAGGAGCTTGTAGGCGTCCGTCGTCATATTCGACGTGTCTGCGACATCTTGACCAGGCCATTGATTGAGCGGTCGGCCCGCAATTTTCTTGGCATAGTTGTAGTTCGACTTCGCCGCTTCGCTCACCCATTTCGGCAGCTGTTCTTTTGTAACTTGGGTAGTCTTGGCCGGGGATTTAGGCGTCATAATGCATGTCCTTCGCGTACATCGTGCCGACCTTCTTCCAACCTGCGTCGTGGTGTTCCCACCACCCGTCGCGGCCGAAGCCGGTAACCCTCGTCGCTCCCACTTGGCGGGCGTAATCGTAGATCTCTGGGAGGAACTCGATCGCCTCCCATATGTTCCCCACTACCAACGCTATTTCTAGTACCTTCTTACGCGGGAACTCGTTTACCTGCGTCACAATCCAAGTATCGCCGCAGGTAAAGCTCTGCATCTTGCCTTCTTTAATCAACGCCATTATGTCATCGAAAGTGTAGAGGTCGCCTCCATCATGGAGCGCCCTCTCCACCTTTAGTCGCATGTCTGCCCTCGTTATCTCGTATGTCATGGTGGCACGTCTGCCACTAGTGTTACTACCAGAGCCCCCGCATCGCTTACCGTGATTTCGTACGCCTTTTCGGAGGGCGATATCAAGATGATCGAATGATTGCCCCGGTCCTTATCCAGCTTCTTGGCCAGCAGCCGTTCGCGCTCCTCCAGTTGGCGCTGGAGAAAATCGTGGAGCCCCGGCTCTTTGAATAGTGGAACACGGGCACCTGCCATTACTGCCCACCCCTCATCGCACTATCGAACAGGATCGGGCCGACCGTCTCCCAAGGAGTATTCTTCACCATCTCAATGCGCAAGCGCATGTCGCGAGCAGTTTCGCGGATATCCACATAACCATTGGGGTTCTTGCTTCGCTGCGGCGACATAACTTCGGTTTCGTAGCCGTCGCGGGCGTTTGTTTTCACGACGCGCCACCGAAGAGCGTCAGCGTCCCCCGCGACGTCCGGAAGTATCCTCTTTAGGGTCAGCCAGTTCTCGCCACCATTCGGGCTTAAATTCTGACTTTCGATCCACGGCAACTCAGAACCGGAGTAGGTGAAGCCGGATTCGTGCTTGAACACGGACACACCGTCGGACATGATGGGGTTCAAGTCGTTAGCATATACGAACCCACAAGTCCTGTTAAGCTTACCCATGCTCCAAACTTTGCTACGGTAATCCCACATAATGTAGCGATTATTGTTGCCGTCTGTGGACTGGATATCCGCGTAGAACCACCACACCTCGCCACGATTGGCATAATGGACGCAGGCCGCGTTGAAGCGGGTTGCCGATACGTTGATGTTCTTAATGATGGAATCCCACACGTCGCAATCGAAGATGCGCGGAGCGGAACCATCAAAAATCCACCAGCCGTCGATCGATATCCAAACAACGCCCTGCGGAGTTTCGCAGATCGATGCAGGGCTCACCGGAACGGAAATGCGGCCGATTGGTCGGTAAGAATATACGTAAGGCAGCCCGCTCCATTCCACCAGATAGCTCATCTGATTAGTGAAGAAAACAATGCCGCCATCGAAAAGCTGCTGAGTGATAATGGCAGATTTGGGGTAAATGTCATAGAACCGGGCGCGGCTCGTAAGGCCGGCGAAATCCCAGTTGGTATCATCCTCTTCGTCCGACCACCCAAATTTATCTTCGGCGTTCATACCAAACAGCATCGCGTGCCGTTCAGGGGTAATTATAAATGAACGATTATTAGCGGGGGCACCGGTAACAGGCGTAAGCAGAGTTCCCGGAGGGTCGGAAGGCGACCATCCTAGGTACCTACCATCGGCGCTAGTCATCACCCGTAATTCCTGCCCCCAGTTCCCCAATGAGAACATTGGGGAGTAATACAAAAGGTGGCTCAAACCGGGGCGCGGCGTTCCGTACTGATCCAAGCTGTAAACGTCGTTGCCGTAACCGGCTTGGTTCGGTGCGGGCGGCGTCAATCCGCCAACCGGGGTAATGTCCTGGAACCCGCTGGCATTTTCGACGTAGCAGTGCTGTTCGCATAAGTAAGCCGTCCAGAGAACTCGGTCAGTCGCCGCCCAACGATGCATCTTGCGGAGCTTAGAAGCGAACGGCCCTGAGGTGGTCTTCTCCCAACCTCCGACAGGACGCAGCGTAATGCCGTTGTCCCACCGAATGAGATGAGCCTCACGCCAATTCATTATCTTGGCGTTTTTGGACGCCAGATTAGTTACACCGGGAGGGAACTGAATAGGTATCATTTCTCCGGGTCTTTACTCATGTGGTTCATCGTAAGCCACGAAACCAGTCCACCCACCAATGCGCCGCCGAGCGCAATGAGAGCCTCGCCGCCATTATCAGTTAGCGACCTATCCCGAAAGATAAGTCCACCAATGGCAAGTGGAATTGCCGCGCCAACACACGCGGCAATAATCATGGCGACGATGGCTCTCGGATCACGCATCAAACTGTGACGTCTTCCCAATCGGTGGCTTCCAGATCGCGGTGCGAAGGCGACCACGGGCTCTCCTGCCCATTCGTCAGGGTCATGAAGAACAGAGGATCGCTATATTCCGCGCTCTCCTTGTACGTAACGCCGACGCCAAAGTTTTCAGGCCATTCGGCGCGCCGGGAAGTGCCACCAGCTTTCATGCTCGTGATTGCTGCTCCGATATCCATGCCTTTCTCCTACTTAGCTTGAAGGACAGCCGTCAGCATTTCGGTGACGTCAGTAGTTATCACCGAATGCCACCCGCCCTTGTTGATACGATCTGTTAGTTCTGCGAGGGCCTTGGGGTCCACCGGTACGTCTTCGTTCTGCTTAGCCTTGAGGATGGCCTTGGCGAGCGTAGACCGACGCTTCTTGTCGGCATACGAATGTCTCTCGTCGCCCTCCTGATGGTTCACCAGGCTTTCGGCGCACACCATTTTAACTGTGAGAGCCTCCCAAATTGGCCTCCCATCTTCCATCACGGTTTCGCCGTTTATGATTACGGGCCGCCGAATAGGACGGCCGTACAAGTCAGTTAGTTCGTCTTCCCACAAAGTTTTCAAGCGGCATTCTCCTTCACTCTAAACAGAACCTACTCTAATGATACCAATGTTGCGGGTGGCTCCCGAGCGATTCTCGATCGAAAGAGCAACGCCAGAGACGCCACAGCGAATGGTGAAGCTACCAGCCGCTCCGGTGGTTCCGGTAAGTGGCGTGGTCGAAGCATCGACTACGGTGTTGGCTGGAAGGGCACCTCCTATCATTGAGATAACATCGATCGACGGGTCGCCGGGACGATAGCGGATAACTCCGCTGAAGGTGGCAGTCCCTCGCTGGTTGCAGTTAAACAGGGCAAGCTCCGCATTGCCGCCGCTAATAAATGGAAGAGTGATCGCCGTGTCGGTGGCCAATGCGATGGTATCATCGATCATTGCCTTAGAAGTCTGGATGTTCCCGGTCGTCAAATCAAACCGAGGAATCGTGTTGTCAACAGTAGTCGACGGCCATCCGGCAAGATGCGATGGTTTTAGGGCAACGCCACTGACGTTTATAAGCGGCGTATCTATACCAACGGTAAAACCAATCATGCCGGAGGCGCGGTTAATTGTAATTACCCCGCCGATGAAGCCACCAGCATCAGTGTAACGCTGGAACAGTAAATTTGAGCCAGCATTGCTACCAGATTCCGCCGAACTGTCGGCCTGCATACGCCAGCGCAACGCATTACCTTTGCGCAAATCAAACGAAGCAAACTGCCCCACTGGCGCATCTACATAATTAATTAAGTCGCCCACCGTGTTGCGAATAGCAAATTGCTGTGTACCGGCAATGGCCACCGTCCACGTATTGACGTTCGTCCAAGTATTTGCGCGGGCAAAGATATCGGTCCCCGCATAACGCAACGTGCCGCCCGACACGTCGATGCCATTGGCGAACGAGACCAGACCGGTGGCCCGCGCCACGTTTATGGGCGACGATATGTATGCGCCTGCATCGCTATAAGCGTCTAGCACCAATGCACTGCCAGCGTTGCCGCCACTTTCGGCAGCGGCACTGGCACGCAAGCCCCATCGGTTAACGCCCGCCGTGCGCCACGCAACGTAACGGTCTTGTCCCGCCGCGCCGTTCACATACACGGCTATACCGGCGGTTCCGTTACCGAACGAATGCACGCCCGTCCACGTAAGGTTAGCCGCTTGATCCACCGCAATCGATGGGTCGCCCGCCGTTCCGGCCGGGTTCGTAATTGTGATTCCAGCCCCAGCCGCCAGTGAACGAGCAGCGTACGAACTGCTTCCAGCCGCCGTCTTCACCATAAACCCGACGCCAAGTCCAGCGATGGAAGCTGCACCAACACCCATATAGTCCAAACAGAACACGGTGTCGCCCGCATCCTGGACGAACAGCGCCCGGTCGCCCGCCGCAACCGTAATGTTCTGGGCTCCCGGAAGCACTAAAGTTGCACTATGAACCAATACAGAGCCCGCCGCCGCGAACTTCAACCAAGCCATCCGCCCATCTTTCGGCGTGGCAAAATCGATGTCCGTAATGCTGGCGCTTCCAGTGATGCTGAAATAACCGCCGTCGCCAAGAACCAAGTTGGCCGCAGCAGCGACGTCCACCCCCTTCTCCCAGAGGCCCGCCAACGCGTCCGGAGTAACCGTCCGATTGGCGGCGGTCCCTGTCAACACTTCGGTGGTGGTCGCTCGCACATCCAGCAAGCTGTCGATCGAATCCAGATCGGCGTTGAGCTTGTTGCCCCACGTATCGTCAGATGCGTTGATTTCCGGCTTTACAAAGCCATGCTTTGTGGTGACTGTATCAGCCATCTATCGACCCCATTGGCGATCTTGTGTAGCCGGAACCCATATCGGGTCGGCAGGCGAAGCCGGTGCCCAAATGTCGTCCGGAGCAGTTGTGGGCGTCCAACTATCTTCGGTGGGCACGTCTGGATTCCAAAACGGCCCCAAGTAGATGTCGTCGCCCCCGCCGATATCCACAGCGAACGTAAGCGGATTCGCGACAAGCGGCCAGAGAGCCGTTAAAGTGCCCGCAGGGACCACCGAAACAGGGAGGGTGCCCTCGATGTATCTCGTAGCGGCTCGGAACAGCTCGCCGGTCAACGTAAAAGGCACCGAAATGTCGCCGGTGAGATTATTGATGTCGAGGAGAATTCCCGCGAACGTCACGGGCACCGAAAGAGCAGCCTCAAACGTGTGGATGTCAGTGAAGACGGCGCTCATCGGGAACGAAAATGACACGTCCCCATCGAAAGTATACAGCTTGGTTATCGGAGCCGCCAAAGACACGGAAAAGCTCACGTCCCCCTCTAGGAGGCCAAAAGCTGAACTGTACAGGTCGGCCCCGTACAGTTGCATTCCGTACTTGGATGCCATTAGTCAGTCGTAACCGTCAGCTTGCCTATTTCCCACCGCGCGATGTCATCGGTGTCGATCGATTTCGGTGTAGTCACCGAATTGTAGCCCAAGAAAGAGCCGCCCGACGCAGCAGACCAAAGACCAAAATGAGTCACAGTTCCCCACGGGGCTGTGGCAGTGGGGTATTGGATTATTCCGGTATTGGACGCCACCGTTGGATTGTTTCCAGTATTCGCAAAGGTAGCCGCCTGTCGGGCGTAAGAACCGCCAGCGACCTCGCTGGCTCCGGTGTTCCCCGGATTGGCAGTGTGAAGCGACACGAACCGTGCCGCGAGCAGGGCGTTCAGGACGGTGGATTCGCCGGTTGTAGCGAGGGGCATTATCCGAAACTCCTGCGGTGGCGCTGAGTTAGCCTTGAGCCACTAGCTTTGCTCAGCTGATGTTCGACGTTGATGTCCCCAATCAGCGTATCTGCTTCGCTACTCCACATCGATCCACGCTCGTCTTCGACGGCATACATCGAAGCGAAGTGTAGGGTCGTAACGAGGAACACCGTGGGGTATTTCGTAAGGAGCCATGTAGCGGTGTCGCCGAGCGGCGGGATATCTTGGTAATAGGAAATCTCGACTTGGGTGGCAGTTCCGCCCGCCCCGGTGATGATATAGTTTCCAGTCATCGTGTAGACTTTCGACTGGTCTTCGGCGTAGTCGGGGTTGTAGAAATCATCGCGCGGAACGTAGCGCAGCGGAACTCCCCCGATTATCCGAACGAAGTCCATCGCACGCCAGTCAGCCGGGAGCAAATAGCGTTGATCGATGAGGGTTCCCACATCGATCTGGATCATATCCTTGCAGCGCAGCTCCTTGGAGAGCTTCTCCTCGGTCATGCGAATCCATGACGTAACCACCGAATCGGGGTACACGTCCGAACCGAGGTTAAGCCAGCCTCGGATTACTTCGCACTGATCGGAGAGGGCGGTCATTAAACACGTCCCGGCCAGATTCTAAACGCTGCATTATCCGGGTCGTTCAACCACCGTTTCCAGTCGTTGTCGTCCCATTGCTCGCGAATAGCCTGTTCCGCGACGGTCATTGGTACCCCGCGCGCCAACAGCTTGTTGGTACCTCTGCGCGGGTGCAATTCCCTGACGATCTTATTGTTCTCGATCGCCTGCGTTAAGTCTACTTCAGTCTTTACGGTGAGTTTGGACGGATCGTCGTCGTCCCAAATGGCAGTTCGACGCACCCCGTCCGCGTCTCGGTATACGTGCTTACGTTCAGCCACCGTAGCATACACTCCCATACGCTGTCAAGTAGGCAGCCTGCCGAGTAAATACAGTACAAGCAGAATCACCAGAATTACGCCGATTACGCCGCTCGGCCCGTAACCCCACTGGCTGGCATATGGCCATGTCGGCAGACCGCCAATGACCATCAGAATCAGGATGATAATAAGGACAGTCCACAGCATTATAGGTACCTCTCTACCTCGTCCCGGAAATCCGCGTCAGCCTGTTGAAGGCTCAAACCGGGGTCCCACGGAAGCTTACACGGATCCCACTTACCCTCTTGAACGATACCCAGATTCGCCTGAACGCACCCGTGACCCATCACGTGAGTTTTGTCGAGCGGTATTCCATATTTACGGATCAAATCAGCGACGACGTGAGCCATCGTCTCCCACTGTTCCTGGATCATCGGGTATTTCCCAGAACTGAACGGGCTTTCGACGGCTCCCGCCATGCAACACACGGCAACCCCGATCGCCTTCGTGTTGCAACCCTTGGTGTGTGCAGCGTAGCCATCGGCATCGGAAGTGCTGACGTTGGCCTTGATCGAGTACTTGCCCCGAACTAGCCTGCCGTCGCCCTCGATAAGAATGTGATAATGCTCCCGGTCGTTCTCCGAAGCAGTGTGGGCTCCAGCCGTCCAATGGACAATAATCTTGTCCATATGACAGTCCGGCATCCAGTCTTCCGGAACAATGTATTCTAATTCATCGGGAGGAACAACATAGCCCTCTTGGTAGACCTCGATGTCCCTCTTGCTGTCTGCCCACGCCATCGACGCGTTGGCAGTCTCAGCCCCCCAATAGCCGTCTGCCCCATATTTCGGCAGACCAAATCCAGCATTCATGAGGGACTGTTGATAGCCTTTGAAGGACATCTTGGTCATAGAAACCTCACGGCGAAGGAGTAGGAACGCGGTACCCGAGGATGGAGCAGGCCGCATGCAAGTTGCCCGCTCCAGCTGCCGGAACTTGGATCACGACAGCCGTATTGGCTGCCGAAGCAGGCCACCCCGATGGCACCGAAAGGGTAGCGTACCAATCGAGGTTCCCCGAAATGATAGGGATAGTTACCGGGAGAACTATCGAACCCCCGAGCAGCCCCGTAACTGTGCCTACAATCGATGAACTGGCAGTTGCTCCAGTTCCTCGACACTGCGCGAACACCACGTAGTTCAGATACCCCGGAACAGCCGGAATGGATGTTTGAACAGCGGCGTTAGCGGAGTCTGTAGATGCATTGGCAACCGGCACCGCCGAATTGATGCCCGCGTAACCGGCCGCGAACGCGGGGAAAGCCCACGCAAGGGCCGCTAGGAATATGAGAGACCGTTTCATTTGCACCTCTATGGACGGTAAGTGAAGCCCCGCGACATGCTCTTGAACGGCGGCGGTTTCTTCTTTTTCTTCGCGCGCGTGGGGAGCTTGCCGCCCTTATCTGACGCCACGAACTCATCGGCGACCTTTTTGGGGATGCCAATATTTCCCTTGCCCGAAGCGGCCGCGAACATCGCGTTCCGCTGCTTCTGCGATCTCATCGGCATGACAACCTCCTAAAAATGGGGCAGCGCTGATGACCGGATTTCGACGGAACGCTGCCCCGAGTTAGCCTTGGGAGGCTTAGGTTATAACGGCACCCTGCTTGACGCCGTTAAACATGATGTGGGCGAGGGAGTTGCGCATTTCGACGCCCCACTCGGCCAGAATCAGGCGGGTCTCCGCGTCACCGATCTTGGCGATCTGCAACTGCCGGAAGTTCCGGAAGTAGCCAACCGCGACATAATCGGCATCGAGGATGTACGACACGTCAGCCGGAAGCCAGAGGGACGGCATCACTTTGATCCGACCAAAATCGGTAGCAATGATGTCGACCGTGGCAACCACCTCAGTCTTGCCAACGAGCACCTGCGAAATGCCGCGACCCTCGAAAGTGGAGACCGTCCGCTTGATAGCGGGGGTCACAACCATCTGGTCGGGCCTTGCGCCGTTGGTGTATGCCTTCTGCATGGCGTCGCCCACCATCACTTCGGTGAACGCTACCTGAGAAGCACCCGCAACCGGAGGAAACGCTCCGGTGGCAGTCGTCGGAAGACCAGTAACAACGCCGATAACCGCTCCGCCGACTGCGGAAGCCTTATCGGTGGCCCTTCCGAGCCAGTGACCGATTGCCTCCGTCTTGCGGGGATTGGTCGCCTGAGGCGCGTCGCCATCGTCGCGAGCCTGCCGCGAGGACAGAATCGTCTCGATGTCCGACTTGAGCACCTTTGAGGCCATCGCCATTTGATGACCCATTTCGGAGCCCTTACCGGCCGCGTCGGAGGCTTCCTGTGAGCCCGAAACGGTCGCGTCGCGCTTCGAAATCTGAGCCACGTTGTTCACTCGCACGGTGGGCTGCGCGGGCGAACGGGCGAGCTCGAAACCTTCGAGCTGGGCGTTGTTGGGGTCTACGACCGGCAGGAACTCGGTCTGCCAATCGAAGGTCCGGTTCTTGACGTTCCTGCGACGCGCCATGCTGAGTATTGGCGTATCAAAAGGATCGATATTGTATATCGAATTGCTTAGGTCCTCACGATTCGCCTTCGCGTCGTAGGTAGTAAATGCGTTCGTTACCTTGGCCAATTTGGCCTCCTATGTTCAGGACCGAGGAGCCGCCCTCACTCGGCCACTTGTTGCCTTTCTGGTCGTTCTCACGCTGTGTGATCACTCGAAGATTGGCTGGAACATGGAGACCGCAAAAATCCTTGTGGTTGATCGGATAGATGTGGTCGACTACATGTTGAACGCCCGTCGCTTCTGTGAGCCTCCGGGCCTCCGCATAAATCTCTTCGATCGCTGTCTTGAAATGCCAAGACAAAACGTGGCGGACGCCACGCGAATACATCATCCTTCGATGATTACACGCCTCCTTGTTATCCTGATAATATTGCGAATGATACTCACTAAGATGGCCCTTATTTTGATCGCGCCACTCTTTTTGTTTTGCTTTTACAGACTCCTCATTAGCAGCACGATATTTAGCGTTGTATTTCTTCGCCTGGTCTAAATACCTCCTAGGATCAGCCGCGCGCCGTTGACGACGCATCTCATTGCGTCGTTCTCGGTTTGCCGCGCTGCGCTTTTCCCACGGTATCCACTCGCTCATCCCTCACTGTAGCATATCCGCCCGTACGCTGTCAACCGTCCCTTCTTATGATGTTATCGAAGACTAACGCCGCGTCTTCGATCTTCCCGGTCTGGTTCAGACGCTTCATTGCCGTCGACAGGCCCTTCGCGGCGGGCCTTGCGCGGGCGGAACCCCCGCCCGAAGGCACCGGACGTTTGCCCTTCAAGTTCACGACGGGCTTTGGTCTCGATGCCATCATTCTGTCGTATTTCGACGCCTTCAAGAGCACTTGAAGCATTCTGCTGTCGTAGACCTGCGAAATTTCATCCTCCGAAAAGCCCTGAGAGAGCGCCGTGCGGCGCATCGCCTGCAAGTCTTTCGTCTTCTTCTTGGGGTCGGCTGCCCATTGCTTAGCGTTGATTGAATCGAATCGGCGGGCTTCTTCTTGAGCATAAGCGCTCGTCTGGCGCGCCGCGCTCTCCTCCTGCTTCTTCGAAGCCTCAGCCAGCTTACCACTGAGTTCAGCCTTGAACCCCCGTACTTGATCATAGTACTTCTGAATCTCCCGCGCGCGAACCGGGTTCTTCTTGAATTCTTCATCCCAATTCGGCTCAGGGGGGACCAGCGCATTCAGATGCGCCTCGATCTCCTTGCCGAGTTGCATGGTGTATTCGTAGTTGCTGACGGCATCCGCAGCGACCCTCTGAACGATCTCCTTGGCCTCTTGGACCTCGTTCATGCGCTTGTGGAAGGTCTGAGTACGAACATACCCTTCGAGGGCTTCCTTGAGGGTTACGGACTGTTCCTGCCCGTCGACTACGACTTCAACTTCCTGCGCTAGGAAATCGGCGTCTCCCTCCGCTTCCTCTTCTCCTTCCTCTTCTCCTTCATCAGCGTCGTCTGTGTCTTCCTCGCCATCTGCTGCTTCTTCATCCGGTTCATCTTCAGTCGTGCGGACTTCCGGATCGTCAGCATCGTCGCCGCCGCCTTGCGCCGGAGAATCCTCGTCAGTTTCCAATTCACCGACGCGCTCGAACATGCGCTCGGGAGGCCCCTCCTGACGATTCGTCTGGCCAGAGGACTTGCTCGGAATGCTAGTCTTGGCGTCTGTATCGAATGAGGCAGCAGCCTCGTCGATTCCCTCTCCGCTCACGAAGTGCTCCTTCTGCGGTGTACCCGCATTTGTCTCTCAGTAATCATCGACTGTAACTCAGACTTGAAGTCGACCAACATCTTCATTCCAGCCTGCGCCGAAAGTGCCTCCGGACTCCCCACGCCCGACGCGATTAGTTCCTCCACGTACTTCTGGTGGAGGTTGTTGATGGCCTCCGAAATGACAGGGTCATTCAAGATGGCCGTCGCTGAGGCGGCCTTCTCGTCGACCTCGTAATCACTCAGGGGGCGCGTTGGCTTCAGCATTCGCGTTCATCATTTCGTTGTTGGCGGAGGCCGTCTCGTTTTGTACCCGTTGAGACTCGTTGGCGGCCTCTTCGTCCGCCCGTTGCATCTCGTCGGCTTGGTTAGCAGCCGTCAGCGCCTGTTCATTGACGTCGTACTGATACTCGCCCTCGATCTTGGCAGCGTCCAGAATGCCCTCAATCATCAGCTTGTCGCGCCGGAAGTCATCATCGACCCGGAGCTTGCGATCTTCTCGATCCGCCTTGGCGATAGCCTCGGACGCCTTCTGTCTGGTCTTCTCCATCTCCGCCTGAGCCAGCACCATTGACGGATCGGGCTCTTTCGGGGTCGCAGCGATCTGCTGAACGATATCCGGAGTGATCACCTTGAAGTAGCGATCGACGTTCTTGATGTTCCCGATTGCCAGCATGTCGGTAAGAGTGTTCCGGAACTCGATCGGCCCGCAGAGCGGGTTATCGGGGCCGAACTTCTCCATCGCCATCATCTGGGTCTGCTTGATATCCTGCAATACCATCAACCGGGTCGTATCGGAACCCTTGCCAAGCGTCGGGTTCACCGAAATCTTCATAGTGG